TAACCTGTAAAATCTAATCCACTTCCATCAGGATTAGTACCATAATATTTAGTATGATATACTTTAGCACCATAAGACTTAGCACCAGCAGATTGTGTAATATTAATAGATTTACTAACTCCACTATAAGTAGCAGTAACAGTTGTACTTCTACTTGTTGTAGTAATTCTATTACCATAAGTAAGTTTACTACCGCTAGTAGTACCACTTAATGTGCCATCTCCAGATTTACTTAATGTAGGACTACCATTTTCAGTTTCAGGAAAATTTTGTCCAACTCCATTCCAAGTATATTGTCTACTACGAACAGCACTACAAGTAATAGTAGAACTACCTCCAGCAGCAGCAATATTAGTAGGACTAGCAGAAATATTTACTGACCATGCTCCCCAACTACCATAAACTTTACTACCTGCTCTTTGTTCAATATCGCAAAAATTAATAGCACCATTATAATTTGCAGTAACTCTAGTTCTTCTAACACTTGTACTAGTATTATTACTATAATTTAAAGTACTACCACTTAAAGTTCCACCACCACTTCCTGCACTAAGACTTGGAGTAGCATTTTCTGTTTCAGTTCCACCTGAACCTGCAACACCATTCCAAGTCCAAGTACGAGAACGAGAAGCACCATAATAAATAGTAACAGAACCGCCTGATGCCGCAACAGTATAACTACTAGCATTACAATATACAGACCAACTAGACCAACTACCATATGATTTACTACCAGCAGATTGACTAATAGTTATATCTTTAGTTACACTATCAATAGTTGCTCTAAATACAGAACTACGGGAACTAGTAGAAGTATTATTACCATAACTAACAGTAGAACCACTTAAAGAAGCAGCACCATTAACTTTACTTAATGTAGGAGCGCCACTAGCATTTTCAGTATAAGTTGTTCCTATACCATTCCATTGCCAAGTACGACTTCTAGTAGCAGAAGTAGATAATGTAGCATTTCCACCAGCAGCAGCAATAGTTGTTACATTAGCACTTAAACTAATAGACCATGCTCCCCAACTACTATAAGCTTTAGAACCAGCATTTTGAGTTACAGTAGTATCTTTAGTTACAGAATCCATTGTAGCTCTAATAACTGTACTTCTAACACTTGTAGAAGTATTATTATCATAAGTTACTTTATTACTAGCAAAAGAACCAGCACCACTAACTTTACTAAGAGTAGGAGTTCCAGTTCCTGTTTCAGTTCCACCACTTCCACTAACTCCGTTCCATGTCCAAGTTCTTGTTCTACTTGCAGAAGTAGTTATATTTGAACTACCTCCACTAGCAGCAACATTTCCACTATTAGAAATATTAACTGTCCATGCAGACCAAGCACTATATTGTTTAGCTCCAGCAGATTGACTAATAGTTATATCTTTAGTAGTTGAATCAATAGTAGCACGAATAACAGTTGATTTACCGCTTGTGCTAGTATTATTTCCATAAGTAACTTTAGGACTAGTCCAATTACCACTTCCACTAACTTTACTTAATGCAGGACTTCCATTTCCAGTTTCTGTACCACCAGAACCGGCAACACCATTCCATGTATAACTTCTAGTTCTACTAGCACTAGTTGATATAGTAGCTGTTCCACCTGTTGCTCCAATACTAGTTTTATCGGCACTAATATTAATTGTCCAAGCCGACCAATTACCATATACTTTAGCACCAGCGGATTGTGTTATAGTAATAGATTTAGAAACACTATTGCTAGTAGCAGTAATAGTTATACTACGACTATTTGTTGTAGTATTGTTACTAGCAGTAACAGTTTTACCACTTAAAGTAAATCCACCAGCACTACCACTAAGTGTAGGTGTAGCAGTTTCTGTATCAGTATGTGTAGTACCAACTCCGTTCCAAGTCCAAGTACGAGAACGACTAGCATTAGTAGTTATCGTAGATGAACCACCACTTGCAGCTATCGTTTGCGTGCTTGCCGAAATAGAAACAGCCCAAGCAGACCACGCTGAATACACTTTTGAGCCTGCCTGTTGTGTTATCGTAACCGTTTTGGACAATCCTACATAACTAGCTGTAAGTGTCGCTGAACGGGCTGAAACGCTCTCGTTTGATGTAAATTTTATTTGATTTCCACTAAGACTAGCACTACCACTAATACTAAGAGTAGGAGTAGCAGTTTCACTATAAATAGTACCAGTGTTATTCCATTTATAAGTTCTACGAGCAATATTAGCTGTAACTGTTCTAGTGCCGCCTTTAGCTTCAACACTAGTTCCATCAGTTTGTAAATCTAGTACCCAATCAGTATAAACTTTAGCGCCAGCAGCTTGATTTAAAGCAGCACTAACTTCTTTAGTTTGTTTATTTTCTAAAGTAAATATAACAGTTAAAGTTCCACTTTTAGCATTAGTAGATTCATTATTAGGTATAGTTAATACATTATTACTTATACTACCTAAAGTAGTAGAACTAGTAAAACTAGCGGTAAGACTAACAACAGTTTCAATCCAAGTTCCAGCATAAGTAGAACCTTTGGTTATACTCCCCGTGGAGGATGCATAATCAGTTCTTTTATATCTACTTTTAACAGAACTAGTAGAAAGTTTTAAATCATAACTTCCACCAGTATTAGCTATACTACTATCAACTACTGTTAATGTACTAGTATCATATATACTAGCTTTACTACCTTTAAACGTAACAGTATAACTATCTTTAGCTTCTGTATCATCAATTAATACAACTAATTTACCATTAGTTATAACTCCTTTTTCTATTCCATCAAATAAAACTTTAACTCCATCAGTAGGAAAAGTAACAGTATAAGATATAAATCTTTGTTCCCATTCTAATTCTACATTATGAGTTATAGGTAAATAACCACTGTTACCACTAATAGTTTGAGATTTATAATGTTCAGCAGTAATATTAGCAGTATAATCAGTCTTAACAGGAATAGTAAATACAAATTTAGTATTATTTTCACTTATAACAGGAGTATAACCATTAATAGTAACAATTCCGGAAACATTTAATTTAAACGTAATAGTAATTTCAGTATTCTCTGGATAAACAAGTTTAGAACCTTGATATATTTCAAATACATCTATACTACCAAGTTTAATATCATGTATTCCAATATCTCCTTGATATATAGCCATAACTTAAGCATCTTATTTAATTATATAAGTAGTATTGTTATCTTTTTGAGCAATAGCTGCATATTGAGTAGCAGTACCAACCCATATTTTAGGATTAACTATTGATTCAATAGTAAGATTAGATAATCTATAAAGAGTTTGGTCAACTATTTGAATAGTATTATAAACATAAGAACCATCTTCGGATAAAGCAACATGATGAATTGCATTACTATTACTCCATTGAATAATTATAATGTTATCTGTATATCTAACATTAAATGTACCATATTTACCATTATGAAATACAGAATTAGGTTTACCAATGGCTGTAACAAATCCAGCAAAATTAGTAAAAATAGAATTAATAGCAGCTAATACTTCTTCTTTACTACCACTATTTGTTAATAATATAGTAATACTTCCAATATCATAAGATTTAATAAGTGAATTACTATTTATAGCTACAAAAGTATTAATACTTTTAGTTTCTTCACCACCAACTCTAGCTATACCTTTATCCCAACTTAAATCGATTTTATTAATTCCACCATTAGAAAAATAAGTAATTGTGGCACTAATATCATTATTGCCTATAACAATTCTATCAAAATTAATTCTACTATTTTTATTATCAATAGCAATAATGCTCCCACCTTTTAATAATATTTCTTTTACTTCGTCAAAAGTTTTATCACAAGTAAATTCCTTTTGTCCATTAGTATATACTCCAGTAGGAACAGTAACAACTACACCATAAACAGGAATAAATTTTTCAGGTGTATTTTTATTTTCATATAATTGTTGATTAATATCTTGCATAACTTTATAAACTTTAAATGGTGGCACTTATTCAGTACCACCATGATTAATATTAGGTTGTTTTCTTTTTAATAACAAGTTCATAACCAGCAGGAATTAAAGCTTTAATAGCATCAGCAATAGCTTTATCAACTTCAGCTTTAGTATAAGTATTTTCTACTGTTGGTACATTATCAAACTTATTATTAATTTCTTCTTTAGTATAAACATTATTACTAAGTTTAGTAATTTGATTAGGTAAAGTTTCATCAAGTTTAACTTTATCAGCAGCAGACATAGCACCTGCTAATTCAGAAGTAGCAACAGGTATATCTACATGACCATGAGGTTGTGTTTCATAATGATCGTCTCTTTGATTAGTTGCAAATTGTTTACGATAATAATGATATTTTAATTGTATATAATTAGTATACGCTCGACCAAATTCTAAAGTATCTACAATAGTATTTGGTAAACTATTAGCTATCGCAGTAGCTTTTCTACCTTTACCACCATCATAAGCAGTACCTGTAACTTCACCTAAAGCTAAAGTTTCAGATATAACTGAATATTTAGTGCCAGACCAACGATAAGTCTTACCGCTATGTTCAGTATCTTCACTTATATCAACATAAATTTTACCTTTTTCAGGAGTATAATATACAGGAGCATCTTCTATATATTTCTCAGCAAAATGAGTTTCATCAACATAATATCCTTCAAGAACATCATCAACATAACTAGGTAATTGACTTGCTGGGACTTTACCATCTCCATCAAGACTAGCAATACCATTTGCTACACCACGTTTAGCTTCAATAGCTTCATTACAGAATTGAATAATCTTCTCTTTAATAATAGGATAATTATCTATATTACTAAGGATATGTTCAACTGTAGATTCAACCTTATTCTCAATAACAACTTTAAGGTTAGGATGATTATTAATATTATCAAAGATATTTTCTATATTACCTTTAATAACATTAAGTAATTCAGTAAAATTATTAATATGTTCAAATATATAAGTAACTCTAGCTTCTACTTTAGTTTCAATAAGATTCTTAAGAATAGGAAATCTATCAATATTATTGAAAATATAATCAACTCTACTATTTACAGCATTATTAATACAAGTAACAAGAGCTTGGATAATTATTAATATTAGCAAATATAATTCTTAACACAATTACAAACTAAATCAGAAAGAATACCAATAAGTTCAGGATAATTATTAATATTATTAAATATATAATCAAACTCGTTCATTAATATTATTCTGAATAGCTTCTTGTAATTCTGGATATTGACCAATATTCTTAAATATATCAACTACTTTATTAACAGTATTAGTAATAATAAGATTCTTAATTGCAGGATAATTATCAATATTATTAAATATGTTGCCAATAGTAGTTTCTACATGAGCATTAATAGCATTAGTTATAAACTGATTAAGAGCAGGATAAGAAGAAATATTATTAAAGATAGATTCAGTCCATTGTTTAATATATTGATTAAATATCTCTTTAAGCTCAGGATATTCATTAATATTATTAAATATATCTTTAATAATAATAGGCAAACTTTCAACTGTACTATTCTTAATAATTTCAACTAGTTTAGGATAATTATTAATATTATTAAACACATTAATAACAAAATCATTAATAAAACTAGTAATAATATCAAGAAAGTCTTTATAATCACCTATATTAGTAAATATCTTTTCAAGTGCTTCTGCTAAATCTTTAATAACAGTATCAAAAGACCATCCTTCCCAATTATCTGGATTAGTCCAAGCAGCATCACTAATATCATCACTATTATATCGTTGTGTCCAATTAATATTAGTTGCATCACGATAAGTAATAATATATCCTTTACGACGATAAATTTTATCAAGTTTATTAACAGTATCAGCAAAAGTACCTTCCCAAGTTAAATAAACACTATTACAAGAAGCAAGTATTCTATCTAGCCTAGTACCAGTTTTACCATCAAATATAGCTTGAATAACAGTTAAAGGATATATATTATATCTAGTATCATTTTCTTCACAATACTTATCTAGTATATGAATTGGCATATTGCCTTCTTTATCACATTGAACTTTACTAGGGTCAAAAGATTGACAATTAGTACCAACAAAAACATTTTCTTCTTCAGCCATAATTACCACGGATTAGAAACACGTTTAATATAATGTAAAGCAATAGTAGGCATAAGTTTATTAATAGCAAGATAATCACCTGTCCATCTATTACCACTTATTTGACTCCAAGTCATTTCACCATTATTACTAATGTTAGGTCCAGTCATATACCAATTAGTAAAACGATTAATGCCAAGATTATTAAGTTGACTTCTATCAGTACCATAAGGATAACCATTTTTAACACCACTATCTAAATTACCTGATATAAATCTCCAGTTACTAGGTGCTATAACTTGATTGCTATTATCACCGGATTTAGTTTTACCAACAGCAACAGCATGTTGATGAAGAGGTAAATCAGTACCACCAATATAAAATGTATATGCACTTACATTAAGACCCGGAGCAGCAGGATCATATGTATCTTTAATATTTTTAAGAACTGTTTTCCAATCAAGATTTCCTTGTTTAGGATTATTATAAATATTAATACCGTTAGGTATATAACCCATAACAAAACGCCCTTGTGCAGCAGTATAAACTTCCCAACCATTAGGAAGAGTTGAAGTATCCCAAAGCATAATAGAACCAATAGGAACAACAGCAGCAATCCAAGCTTGAATTTGACTAGCAGCAACACCGCCACCTTGTCCACTTCCACCGCCTTGTCCAAATCCTTCTCCAACTAATTTATTTTTAATATCAGTATAAAGAGAATTAAAATCTACATCAAGTCTACTAGGTTTAGTTTCACTATCTGCAAATTTATTCATAACAAGATACTTACCTGTTCTAGCTTCACCAAGTTGAGTAACAGACATGACATTATGGGTGTCATCACCGCCTGTTCCACCACCACCGCCAAGACCTGCAATAATATCATTAATTTCTTGCTTAGTATAATAATTATTAAGCATAGAATTAACAATATTTCTTACTTCTTCTTCGGTTAATCCACCTCCACCAGAACCTCCACCGGCAGCATTAATAGTAATAGTACCATCATCATTCTCTACAAAAGTAATATTAGTACCAGCTTTAATCTTATTTTTAAACATTGATACATAATTACTTTCAAAATATTGTTTATACTCATTACTGATATTACTACCATTTTGGTTTATTTTATTAAGAATTTCTTCAATCTTATTATTAATATATTGCTCAAGATTATTAATACTACCTTCTATACTACTATTTAAATCTCCAATCTTATTATAAATATCTTCAAATTTAGCATTATATTCAGTAATAAGATTATTAATTCTAGTATTAATATCAACAATATTTTGTTGTAATTGAGATATTTGATTATCATAAATTTCAAGATGGTCATTAATCTTTTTAAGTTCTGCAAGAAGCCAAGCATAAAACTTTTCCATCTCTTCTCTTAACTTCTCTAAGAAAGCTTCAAATTCAGCACGAGTAAGATATACAGATAAATCAAAACCCATACTTACCCATTTTTCACCATCCCAAAACCAATAAAAATCATTAGTATAAGTTCCACCCCAACCAACAATTTCAACTTGTTTATTATCTTCACCTAAATCAAGAGGATGATAAAGTATTTGACCAACAGCCCAATTTCCATCAATAGATATAGATTCTTTATCAAACATATCTTCTTGACGATAATTACTAAGAAGTCTACATTGATTTAATTTAACTGCACCATCATACATTCTACCACCTCTCCAAAGAATAATACTATTATCTGGAAGTTCAATAGTTTGTCCAGCTAAACAATAATCATATTGAAGTATATAAATAGTATTAGGCTCGTTAATCATATCTTGAGTAAGAGTATTAACACCACTAATCATATTCTTACGAAGATATTTACGAGCCTTTCCACTATAATCATTAACATTATAGTCTTTATCTGCAAATTTAAGAAGATTATCAACAACTGTTAAATCTTCTTCATCAGCTGCATTAGTAATCTGTGAAGCAGTAAACATTTGTTTAACAGATTCACTAAGCATTTCAGGAGTAATCTGACCTTCAAGTATTTGAACAGCATTATCTTCAAAATACTGTTTAAGTACTTGTGCCATATAATTAACTACAACATTACGACGAAGATAATTATCTTGAATATTAATACCAAATTCATCAGCAACTGCACGTTCTGCAATTGCTCTTGGAAACATACCACTAAATGATTCTACAAATTTAGAACCAATTTCAGAATCAGCTTCAAGATGCCATTTCTTTGCATTAGTAACAGGAGTTATTTCATCAAGAATATAACTCTTTTTAGTTTCAATAACATAAACTTCACAACCTACTCCAATCTGTTCCCAAGTAAGAGCATCTCTATCTTCCATTGTAGATACTACAATTCTAGCAGCTTTAAGACCTCTTTGAACAACAGCAATAAGTTCTAGTATTTCTTTCTTGAAAGTTTCATAATCAATAACTAAATCTTCTCGAAGTTTAGCAATAGGCTGCCAATACTCTTCATTAGATAAAGGAATACCAGCAGGAACAGCTTTACGAGATATATAGCTAGCATAGAAACCGTCATGAACTATACATAGTCTTTCATAAGGTCTATTATTCCATTTACCATTACAAGTAAGGCTAACTTTACCAAGTTCTTCTTCTATTGTTTTCATACGTTCTCTAGGTTTACTAAATTCATAGTGTAGACCCCCCGTAGAGGATGGAACACATTCACATTATTCATTATCATAATCAACATCACTAAGACTATAAGTTTCATTATATTCTTTGCCTTCTTCTTTCTTCTCCCAAAGTTTACCAGTTTCAGGGTCAACATAAAATTTAGGAGCATCTCCACAACTAACTATTGCATGAATTTTACCTTCTTCATCAACAGGAAGAGTAATAGAACCACTATACTGAACTTGTTCACTACCTTCATAAATAATATTAAGTTGACCTTTAATATATTTAAGAAGAGTTTCAGCAAGTTTATCTTGACCAAGTTGATATGCTGCCATAGCAGATTGAAACATATTCCAACAAGTAACAATATTTTTATTATTACCTTTACAAGTAGCAGAACAATCATTAAGCATATCAAGTCCATATTGTGCCATAAGAACTAATAGTTTATGATAAACACAAACATATTTGCTAGGAACAGTCATATAAACATATTGAGGATTAATTTCAACTTGTTCAGTTCCATCAGCTTTTACATAGACACCATTAACATAATTATCATCTATTTGTTCACTCATTCTATCATCAAGTTATTGTATGAATTAATAATTGATTTTTGTTGCTCATCAGAAAGCAATTCTAAGGCTTCTAGTGCTTGAATTAAAATTTGCCCTTGTGTTAGTTTGCACCAATTTTTTTCGTTCAATGGGAAGCCTAATTCTGCTATTCTCACCTGTTTTTCAGCCATGCTTGCGATACGCAATTGCATCTCTTTCGATAGCTGTTTTGGATTATTAATATAACCTCTTATCATAATATCATCTTATTTAAATGCCTTATTAATAATATAAGCAGTATAATCATTAACTCTAATATCAATACGTTTATTAAACGCAAGAATACGTTGATTAGAATCAAGATTTTTATTATAGACAATATTTATAATATCACCATAAATATCTTCTTTCCATTCTTCTTTCATATAATGACTAAGATAATCTTCATCACCACGATACATATTAAGTTTAGAATAAGCATCATAATAAACACTATTAACTAAATGTCTAGCGTTATATTCTATTTGGTCACGATTATTATCAATATTATTAGTAATAATAGTTGAAGTAACAAACTTTGCACATTCCGAAGCTGCATTAACCATAGTAATAGAAATAACAGCTTTAGATTTTTCTCTATCTTTTTCAATAATATCTCTAGTAACTATATTAAGAAGTTTGGCAATATCATCTAAAGGATTTCTTTTGTTATTATCAATTATCTTATTAATTATAAGATAAATAACAATAACAATACCGGGAATAAGACCTTGTTCAAAGGCATTTTGAATTAATTCCATTTTTATAGATACAAGAATAGGGACTATCAGTATCAACACTAATGCTAATACCAATAGCCCCTATTCGATTAATATTACCTAATATTTACCTAATCGAGTCGGGTAATAGGTTATGCTTTTTCTTCAGTAGCAATAGCTTTAAGGATAGTTTCAACAGTTGCAATAGCAGTAGCTCTAGTAGGAAACGCTATTTGTACAATCTGATGAACAACTTCATCTCTAGTTTTCATTTCACGCGGAACAGCAAAACGAAGCGTAAAGATAGTATATCCAGCATCTGCACTATCAGGTTGCTTCAAAGGATTAATAGGATATGCAGGATACAGTTCAGTATAAGTATCACGATAAGTATATTCAATACCTGCATCAGCAGCAGCCTTATTAGCTAAATCAGTAATATAAGCAGCGTCACCATAAGCAGGTAAACCGTGAGTTATAACTGTAACAGCTATACCCATTAATTCATCAGCTCCAAGAATTTCATAATCAATACCTTTAGACTTAGCAATTAGAGTGATTTTAGCCTCATCAACAGATGCTTTAATACCATGTCCAACAGTATTATTATTAATTTGGTTAGCTAATTTTTTTGCTACATCATTAACAGTAGGATTAAGACCAGTATGAATGGTAGCAGTCCAACGATTACGTTCATTGAACTTTAATCCTTTTTTCACAATCATAATAGAATAATCAGAATAAGCATTTACATCTCCGATAGTAAGAGTAGCAGAGAAAGTAATAGCAGCTTGATAAACACCTTTAACAAAAGTAAGATGTTTCTTATAAGCTGGAAGAACTACTGGACCATTTGCTTCACGACCAAGATTAATGTAAAACTTATCGGTAATCTTAGTACCGTCAGCGTCAATCATTTCCTTGCCATTAGCAAGATAAGTAAAAGCAACCGCTCCAGCAGCAAGAGGTAAGCTCGCTCCATAAGCGACATTGCCCGCTAACAAAAACTGTCTCATTTTTAATTTAATTTAGAGTTTAACTTTGTTTATCAGCTCCATTAGAAGTAGCACCAATACTAGCAAGATAAATCTGTACTGCACGCATAACTATTTCCATATGTAAATAAGGAGGTAAATCACAATTAACCCAATCTTCTTCTCTATCTTCATCAAATTTAACTTTAGCAGGTTCTTTGATATAAAGATATTTAACTAATTGAGGTTTAACTGTATTATTACGTCCAGTATATATATCAACATTGATACCAGATTCATCACCAAATATAGTAACTATCGGAGCATCTTTCGCAGCACGATTACAGAAATCTCTTAGCGTTTGACCTAAATCTTCAGCTTCAATAATTCTACAATCATAAATTGTCTTGCCATTATAACTAACTTGAAAGCCTGTATATAGCATTATTCCGTCGCTATCAATATTAATTTTATAAGGGTCAACTTCTGTTCCACCACCTGTAATATCTCTGCCGTTAACAGTACCCGCTGTGTATAAAGTTCTAAGAGCATTAACAGGACTAATAGAAGCATTTTGTCGAGCAACCTTATCATTATAAGGAACAGGTCCAACGTTTTCTACTATTACATTTCTAGCTTTTTCAATTATAGCAGCATTAAGACAAATATCTATATCTTCCATGAGAATAGCACGAACGGTCTGCATACCCATCTGTTGTGCCAGTTCTCTGAACGTCACGTGCATCTCCCCAATGTTCATAATCAAATGTTTTTAAGTTTATTTTTATAAGCACTAACAAGAGCACTATTAGTAGGATTTTTAAACCATGTAACAGCTTCCTTAACATTAGCACCAATGAACTCACCATCAGGAGTAGTAATATTCTGATTATGAATTGCTCTGATAAATTCTCCACGAGAAATAAGAACCTCAATTAAAGATTTAATAGTAATATCTTTATCATTGCAAAGTTTATTAAACTTAGCAGGTTCATTTGTACTAAATTTATCAAGATGAGTTTGTTTATCGACAGTATCCATAGCCATACCGTTAGGAATATTAATATTATTGGCAACACAGTATTGAATAAATACAGCATCAAACAAATCACTATTCGTGAGAAGTTTAACATAATTGCCTTTAGCAGAATTAATTTCCTGACGATGTTTAGCAAGACGCTCAGCTTCTCTTTGGTCATCTTTAAAATAAAATCTAATAGATGGGTCAGAATTAATAAGAGCAATATCTTTAGCTACATCTTTATACAATAAACAATGACGATAAATTAGATAATCATCAAGAACAATAGGATAACCATATTTATACTTTTCACTTTCAAGAAGATTTAACTTAGTAATCTTAGCTTCAAGAGCTTCTCTAAGTTCTTTAACTCCTTTACGGTCACTATTCATATAAGCAGTTTCAATAGCTTCTTCTTCAGCTCTAAAACGAAGATAATCTCGTTTACGATTCCAAAAGAAAGAAATATCAAAAGTCTTACCTAGTTCATCAACTGAAACACTAATATTATTAAGATAAGCCTTAACCCGTGAAATAAAGTTTTCATTATTAGGAGCAAGACCAATTAAAGCAGGAAAATAAGATTCAATCTCACCTTTATTAGAAGAAAGAGTACGAGAACTACGAACACAACTACCAATCTTATCCATTCGTTTAGGTAATGTTTTATCATTAACTCTACGATATAATGAATAATTAGTAACTAAATTAATAGTAATAGTTCGTTTTTCAGTATAAGGTTCATCAAGACTTTCATCTCTAAATCCTACTGTATTAGCAGGCTGTTTATCTACTCCATCCTCTACGGGGGGTATAACCTGTTTATCTGTATTTATATTAGAAGCAGCAGGAGTATTTTCTCCTGCTTTATTAGCTTCATTTACTTTGTTAAAATCCATATCTTAAATAGCTTCTTTTAAATGATTATAATACACATTTCAATAAGAACATCTTAGTAGTGTTATCTACCTGCAAACCAATAGAGCCTTTAACTTCATAACGAGCCATATCAATTTCAGTAGCTGCATGATTAGTATTAGGCAATCCCCAGCAAGCAGGAATATCAGTCATACCTTCGATAACTTTAGCTTTATAAGCCTGTCCTTTTTGACGTACTATACGAACATTCTGATTACCTTTATAATTACTCATATCAACCAAAGCAGCTTGATGAGAAGTAATAGGCAAGCCAGTAGTAGGATGAATCATACCATTTTGCTTAGCAGCTTCAGCATCAGTACCCTTATCGAAATAAGCATTATGGATAACAGTAATAGTATATCCATCTGGAGTTTTATACTTATTAAAGTAACGTCCATAAGAAAGACCATCACCATTATCTTGAATCATCTTTTCACCAAGAGGAGTAATAAATCCGTTTTCTTTAGCATCAGTTCTGATAGCCATTTCAAAGTCACGAATAAATCCTTTACCGCCCATAAGAGCTACATTCTTATCGCCATCTTGAGTATCACGGTCAAGAACATCACCAATTGTACGTTCAAGTTTGTTAAGAGTCAGAACTTCACCATAAGTATCGTAGTTAGATTCACGACAAATTTCTAACATACCAGCAGTACGAGGAATAGGTTTACCATTATCATGGTCTTTCAAAGGAATAGTACCATCAGGTAAACGGTTATATTCAGACTTCCACAAACGTTCTTCGTTCATTACTCTCATGTGCAAGTTGAACTGTCGCATCTCTTCGTTAATCCAAAGATTAGAAGTACCACCATTATCATTTTTAAATTGATATTGAGTAATAACATTAGCAAGATTACCAGCTATTTCTTTAGAATAACGATAAAACTCAAGTTGAGAAGTCATTCCAGCAGGACCCATAGTATTGCTTCTGTTACCTTTAGAATAAGATTCAGAAACAGTAGGAGCACTCATTGCCCAATACATACCTTTAGCCAACCATTGAGGGTCAACATAAGCATCAGGATTAGGAGAAGTAAGTTTCAGAAGATAAGCATAACCATAAGCAGATTCACCTAAGTCTTTCTGAATACGAACTTGAGTAACACCATCAGGAGCAGTAAGACCATGTTGTTCAATAAACCAATGAGTAGAGAAATGAACTTCAAATTCACTACCATTTTGACCCGGTTTAGTAACAGCAGTATTAAAGTAAGTTACAAAGTCTGTAAATTTCATACGACCCATAGTTTTCCAAGTCCATTGTACAGTAGCAACATCTTTAATACCACGACTACCTTGACCTTCAGTAATAAAACTTAAAGGAAAACGGTCATCATCCATACCATAATTATAAGTCAGAAAACTATTAATTTCTTCTGGCTTTTGAAGCTGAAGATAAGCAATTGATTCTTCATTAGAATAACCTCTATCTTCATAACGAGTTTGTCCAATAACACGTAATGTTTTCATCTACAAATTTACTATTATGTTAATAACCAAAACGCTCATCTTTCAGAGCATCTTTTCTACTGTCAGGTTTAGTTATTTTAATAGCTCCTTTTGTAGATTTACGTTGACTAGCAGTAAGCTTCAACTTTTTAGCTTCTTTATCAGAAACAGCCATTTCTATCAAACTATCATAACCTTTACCTGTATATTTAAGCCAAGCTTTAAGCAGTTCTTCATCGCGTCTTTCAGCAGGAGATAACTTCATTAAATCATTTTCATAACGAGAAAGTCCTTTATCATCAACTTGATAAACATAATTGAAGAAATCTTCTGGAGTAGTAGAAATTTGTTTACCATTACGTTCAATAATAACAGTTTCAGGAATACGATAACCAGCAATTTGTCGTTTATCAATACATTCTTTAACTCCATTCCAAAATTCCACAAGTTGTTTCTCTTCTTCTGCTTTAACTCGCATAGCTTCTTTAGCATTAGCTTCACGCATTTCGTTATCAGCTTTCTGAAGAGCTTCAAGTTCTTCTTTAGCAACATTGAAAAGTTCATTGCTATCTTTAAGATATTGAATATACTTATCAACATTACCACGACGATTAAATTCCTTAAACGCCTCACGAACAATAGCTTCTTGTTGACTTACATTATTTTCATCTACTTCAATACCGCTTCTATCTCGAAGTTCACCAAAGCCTTCAAATGAATTACCATTTGCAACATAATAATTAAGAAAATCACCAACGATAGGATAATCTTCAAATAATTTATTAACACCAGCTTGAGCAAATTCATCACGTTTTAAATCAATAACGGATTGAATATAACTTGCAACTCCTTGAGGAGTATTTTCAAAAGTAACAGCTTTACCATCTTCTGAAGTAACAGAAACACCTACAAGTTCTTGAATTGATTTAACATCAATAGTATTTTCTTCTTTAGTATCTTCTACTTCAAATTCTTTAAGATAAGCAGCAACTTCATTTTTAGCTTTAAAGATATTACCTTTATCGTCAATAAGATTACCGTCTTTATCAACAGTATATTTATTATCTCCATCTTCGATAATAGTGCCTTCTTCTAAACCATGTTCAGCATCAGCGTCATTCGCTTTACTAGTAGGCTGACCCCCCGTGGAGGATGAAGATTGGTCATCTTTATTAGTATTAGTCTTACTATTCCCATTTCCATTATTACCACCAGTAATATCATCAATAGGATTACCATCAGCATCTAACTGCCCTGTTTTACCTGTATCAAGGTCTGTAATGTCGTCAGTAGGTTTTCCATCACCATTAGATGTTTCACCATTAAAACCAAAACTATCAAAATTAGGCATAATTCTTTGTTTTTAATTAATTACTATATCACAAATATAAACTATAATAATAATATGAGTTTTACTTGTATCGTTAAAATATGTTCACCTTTAAGCCGATTTGCCGACTAACATACTATTGCTAACTAGGATATTTATTACTGATAACCTATCCTGTCGCTTTCAGAGAAGCCGTGTATGAATCAAATTTTATCATAATGATTAATCTATCACGAAATGAATAAAGTGCTTAAAATGAGCTTAAAATGGCTCATGTGATGTAAATAAAAATGAAAATGGGCTGAACCTACTTTCACAAGCAAGTCCAGCCCTATTATGAACAAAATTTAGAAGTACAGCCGATTATTTACTTTTGCTATCATAACGATTTTTATTCGTTTTTGCAATCTTGACTTTATCATCACTTTCTTTAAGTTTAACAGCTAATTCTTTTTCTTTAAGTTGTGCTTCAACAGAAGTCTTTTGAGCATCTAAACTAAGTTTACTACGTTCAAGATTAAGTCTAGCATTTTCCATACGTTCTTCAGCTTGACTCTTTTCAGCATCACTAAGACCATTATCAAAACTCATAATATTAGCATTTGCTTTCATAGCTTCAATCTGACCATTAAGATATTTTTCAACTCTAATTGTTTCTCTATCTTGTTCTGCTTTTCTATCAATCTTAGCAAGTTCAAATTCTTGACGAAGTTGTTCTGTTTGTTGAGAAACACGTTCAACATCAAGTTCATGTTCACGTTGAATGTTTTGATACTTATCAATAAGCTTACTAATTTGAGCAACATTATCTCCACGTATAGCAGCATTAGCCATATCCATATTACCATTCTGAGCAGCACTAAATGCAAGTTGTTTATATTGTTCAAGTTTCTCGCGTTCTTTAACAGAAGTTTTACAAGTAACAATATAATTGGCAAATATATGACTATTAACATCAAGACTTAAATATCTAATATCACCATCTTTAGTTTTATAAGAAGTATTAAGACCATCAATCCAAGCAAGTTTAGTATAATCCATTTCAGCTTGATAATCTCGTTCTCTCATTTTATCAAATATAAATTCAATAATAACAGAACCCATACTTCCACGAATAACTGCTTCATCAGTAACTCCTTTACCAGCACTATTAGCAATCTTACCATAACGTTGTGGAGTCATATCACATTCCATTTTAGCAGTCTGTTCAATCTCTTGAATAAGTTGCCCAAGTTCCGTAATATAATTATTCATACGACTTTCAAGATAACGAACATTTTGTGCTTTAACTAAATTAACATCATCTTCATCATCAATATAAAGTACACCATCAGCAGCCATACGATATATAGTTTCAGCAGGTTTTTTACCAAGAAGAGATTTAGCAATCATAAGAACATTCATCTTATTTTTAGCAATAGCCATTTCTCTATGATAAGAAACTATATTACGAAATACTTGATAAGGAATAATTGTATCTACAATACTAAATCTTCCAAAACCAGGCAAAAGTTCTGCAATACCATTATAAGGAAGTTTACCATTCCTATTGTAAGCAATAGGACGAGCCTTATAAGGATATATACTTGTAGCACGAGAGCCAATTCTAACGCTCTCATAAACTTGTGGACGCCACACCCATTCAATACTAATATCACCACCAGCAGGGTTAAGCTGATAAGTTTCATCAACAATTCTTGTTGTAACAAATGCTCCATTACTATATGTAAGAATACCTTCTTTTATTTCACCTCTCCAAACAGTATGCCAAACTTCAAATAAACCATTATTAGCATCACGAGCCATTATATTAGTGTTCTTAATATGTTGCAAATCATCTTTATTAAATTTACTACATATATCACCAAAATAATACATATATTTATCCCAATTTAAAAGTGCTTTATCGCTAGAAGTAGTAGCACTATATTGATAATATGTATCAAGAGCTTCACGTTCTTTTTCAGAAAGATATTCATAAAATTCATCTATAATTTGTTGTTTAGTCAACATACGACGTTCAGCAAACATATCATAATCTTCTGCAAACATATTATCGTTAGGAACAGGAAAAGCATCTCTAACACTAACAACACGTTTAATTAATTGATTACCTACAACATCTCTATATGTATAACAAGCTCCAAAAGCAACAAATTCAAAATAAGCTCTAGCGTATATAGTAAAAGCATCAGTTAAATCATCAATAACATTAATT